GTCTTCTATGCCTACCCGTGGGGTGAGCCGAATACAGAGCTGGCCTCAGAAACCGGCCCTCGCGAATGGCAGATCGAGGCTCTTCAGGAGATCGCCGACAGGCTGGCAGGGGGTGATCTGGAGGCCGGGGACATTGAAGGCGCGATCCGCATCGCCGTGGCGTCGGGGCACGGCATCGGCAAGTCGGCGTTGGTGGCGTGGATTATCCAATGGGCGATCTCGACGTTTCCGCAGACGAAGGTGGTCATCACCGCGAACACCGGCGACCAGCTCCGTACCAAAACATGGCCGGAGGTGTCGAAGTGGTTCAACCTGCTGATCTGCCGGCACTGGTTTATTCTGGAGGCGACAAGCATTCGCGCGCGCGGGCCGATGTCCAAGACTTGGCGTTGCGATGCCGCCACATGGTCCGAGACAAACACCGCTGCTTTTGCTGGGCTCCACAACAAGGGCAAGCGCCTTGTCCTGATTTTCGATGAGGCCAGCCAGATTGCCGATAAGGTTTGGGAGGTTGCCGAGGGCGCGCTGACCGACGAGGACACCGAGATCCTGTGGCTGGTGTTCGGCAACCCGACCGAGAACACCGGGCGATTCCGCGAGTGCTTCGCCGGCGGCCGGTTCGCCCACCGCTGGAGCCCGCGCCAGATCGACAGCCGCGAGGTGCCCGGCACGAACAAGGGCGAGATCGACAAATGGATCGCGGACTATGGCGAGGACAGCGACTTCGTGCGCGTCCGCGTGAAGGGCCAATTTCCTCGAGGAGGCAGCATGCAGTTCATCGACGGCGACCTGGTCGACGGGGCCGCCAACCGCGAGGCGGCATCGCACCTGCGGCAACCGCTCGTGATGGGTGTCGACGTCGCGCGCTTCGGCGATGACCAGCAGGTGATCGTCTTTCGCCGCGGCCTCGACGCCAGAACGATCCCGACCCTGAAGTTCCGGGGCCTCGACCTCGTGAGCCTGTCCGGCAAGGTCGCCGAGCAGGCCATGCTTCACGGCGCGGTGGGCGTGTTCATCGACGAGGGCGGCATGGGCGCGGGTGTCGTCGACATGGTCCGCAAGATGCTCCCCGGCCGGCTGGTGATCGGCGTCAACTTCGGCGGCAAGGCCGATCGCTACACGATGGGCGGCGACCTCCCGCTGGTGGCGGACAAGGCGGCCGAGATGTGGGCCGGCATGCGCCTGTGGCTCAAGACCGGTGCGATCGAGAAGGATCCGGAGCTGAAGGCCGAACTGACCGGGCGCCAGTACGGCTTCGACACGCACAACGCCATCCGCCTCGAGCGCAAGGAGGACATGAAGAAGCGCGGCCTGTCCTCGCCCGACGTGGCCGACGGCCTGGCGCTCACCTTCGCCTACCCGGTGGCCGACCAGCCGAGCGACACGCGCTTCGATGTGCAGGGAGTGGCCGCCGCCCCGGTGCTGCAATCCGACTACGATCCCCACGCCGATCTGTAGGGCAACTCGTGCAATAGGCTCGCAAGTTCGCTACCCTTCCACCCCGCAGCACCTTCAGGAGCGAGAAATAACCACCTCCTTCCCCGGCGCGTTCACAAGGAACGCTGACAGGATCACGGAGCGCAAGTCGATCCTGATCTGCGGCGCGACGCGCGGCGGCACGTCTTTCGCCGCTTCGATCTTCCTCAGGCTGGGCGTCCCGTTCGTCCGCGATCCAGACGACAAGATCAGCCCCAGGCACGAGCATTTCGGCCTGAAGGAAGCCTTCCTCGCCCAAGACCAGCCCGCCCTGAAGCGCATCGCCGCCGACTTCTGCGACGCTCACCTCGTCTGGGCATGGAAGCTCCCGGCGATCGAGCGGCGCTTCGCCGAGGCGGTGAAGGCGGTGCCGAGCCCTCACGTCGTGGTGATCTTCAAGGACCCGCTGTCAGTGGCCGCACGCACCGCAGAGCGCCGGCAGAAGGACCCTCTGGCGGTCCTGCAGAGGGTGGTCGTCGTGCATCAACGCCTCGCCGCCATCGCGGCGAACACCAAGTGCCCGCTGTTCCTGATCTCCTACGAGAAGGCGATGGCGAACCTGCCGGAAGTGCTGGGCGATGCCGCGCGCTTTGCGGGCATCGGATCCTATGACGAGGCGGCGGTCATCGCGGGGATCAAGGACGACGGCCAGCAATACTTCAAAGCGGCCGCGCCGTTCTATCCGTCCGCGTAGGCGCTGCAACAATCCCCCTTGCATTTCAAATGCCCCCTCAGGAGGTTGAGACGCTGACCCCTTCGTGAGGTTCAGCCTTGGGAATATTCTCCGGCGGCGGCGGCGGTGCCGCATATCCAGCTCCCGCGCCGCTCCCCCCGGCGCCCGAGCCCATCCCGCAGATGGCGGACGAGTCGGTCAAGCGCGCGCGCGATGAGGCCAAAAAGCGAGCGGCTGCGATGTCCGGCTATGCGAGTACGATCACGACGGGCGGCCTCGGGCTGACCACGCCGGCCAGCACCACGGCCACCGGCAAGCAGATGCTGGGCGCGTGATGGACGCCACATACATCACTGATCGTTCGATCCCGGAACCCAACAGCGGCTGCTGGCTGTGGGAGCGTTCCTATTATTCAACGGGCTACGGCCAGGGTGGTACTCGCGCGCGCCACGGCGGTGCTCATCGGCTGTCTTGGGAATTGAACCGCGGCCCTATCCCGGATGGTCTGCAGGTTTGCCACAAGTGCGACAATCGCGCCTGCGTGAACCCGGACCACCTGTTCCTTGGCACTCACAAGGAAAACATGGGCGATATGGTGGCGAAGGGCCGCCAGTTCCACCCAAGAGGAAAACTGAATGCAGCCACGAGGCTTGCCGATGACGCCGCGCGCGAAATTCTAGCCGAGCCGGGGCCTATATCGAGGGTCCGAGCGTTCGAGATCGCCGCGCAGCATGGCATTTGCTGGCAGCACGTCTATCAGGTCCGCAGTGGTCGCCGCTGGGCTCATTTGCGTGAGACGACCTGATGGCGCGCGACTCAGCCCTCCGCAAGCACCTCGACGACCGCATCGCCGTGTTGAAGCGGCAGCGCTCGTCCTGGGAATCGGGCTGGCGTGACCTCTCGCGCTTCGTGAACCCGCGCCGCGGCCGGTTCTTCTCGTCGCCCAACTCGACGCAGGGCGGCACCCAGAAGAACGGCGCCATCCTCGACCCGACGGCGCTCTTTGCGCTGCGCACGCTGGTGGCCGGCCTGATGTCGGGCGTCACCTCGCCCGCGCGCCCCTGGTTCCGGCTCACCGTGCCTGACAAGCGGGTCGCCCAGCTCGCCCCGGTCAAGGTGTGGTTCGACGACTGTGCCGAGCGCATGCGCATGGTGTTCAGCGCCGGCAATCTCTATTCCGCCCTGCCGCTGATCTACGAGGAGCTGGGCCAGTTCGGCACCGGCTGCGCGCTGCTGGAGTTCGATCGCGAGGACGTGATCCGGCTCTACACGCTCACGACGGGCGAATACTACCTCGGGCTCGACCATCGCGGCCGGGTCGACACGCTGGCCCGCCGGTTCATGTACACCTATCGCCAGATCGAGCAGAAGTGGCCGAACCACGGCATCGCGGAGATCACGGAGAAGGCGAAGGGTCCCGAGGCGGACACCGAGATCGCGATCATGCACATGATCGAGCCGAATCCGAAGGTCGAGAAGGACCGGATGGACTATGCCGGCAAGGCGTTCCGCTCGGTCTACTGGCGCGAGGCGTCGGGCGCGGCCGAGGGCGAGTTCATCAACCGCTCGGGCTACAGCCGCTTCCCGGTCCTGGTGCCGCGGTGGAAGCCGATCGAGAACGAGGCCTATAGCCAAGGGCCGGGGCACGACTCCCTGCCGGACGTGAAGTCGCTGCAGATCCTCGCCAAGCGCGAACACAACGCCGTCGACAAGCACGTCAACCCGCCGATGGGCGCGCATATCAGCCTGCGCGGCTCGGCCTCGTCCGTTCTGCCGGGTGCCATCAACTACTTCACGACGCAGGAGCGTGGCGCCGGCATGTGGCCGCTTTACCAGACCGCACCCGGCGCGATCGCTGAGGTCGAGCGGCTGGTCATGCGCACGCGCGAATCGGTCAAGTCCGCCTTCTTCGCCGATCTGTTCCTGATGTTCGACCAGATGGAAGGCGTCCAGCCGCGCAACCAGTTGGAGATCAGCACCCGGCGCGAAGAGAAGATGCAGATGCTCGGCCCGGTGCTGGAGAACCTGCACGACGACCTCCTGCAGCCGCTGGT